TTTTTTGCAATATCTTCAATGAATGGCATAAAACCAACATCACGGGAATAGTTATACCCTTTGGATGAACCCAAATATTTCTTTAATGCCTCTGCCTGTTTCCTATAAGATTCCATCCATTCGGAGTTAACCTTTGGATAAACCTTTTTTACGATAGGTAACAACTTGGCAAAATCGTGTGTGTTCTTTTCAATGTATGCTTCAAAGAAAACTCTTGACCCGTTTTCTTGTTTTGCGGTTTCAATTGCATCACCAGCCATTTAAATTCTCCGTTAAGTAACAGTATTTATTATACACACTTAACGAATAATGTCAATGGTACTGTCGTTTGTCCAGACCTCAAGTGTTGTGCGGAGGCGACCTTCGCTTCTTAATGTTTCAAATCTGTTACTGGCTTTGTTCTTCCACCATGCAATAACATTCTCCAACTCAAACTTGTCATAGTTCTCATCCTTGATTAGGACATCGGTTTTGCAGTTCACATAGTCAATGAAGTTCTTAAAACCATAGTTTGAGATATAATATCTTTTCTGTTCTGTCAACTTTTTAGCGTTCTCAATCGTTGATAGGAATGCTGCTGCTTCACCGGTACCTTTTAAAGCAGCCTTGGTCATGGATATAATCTTCATGGATATCTTCAGTTTACGACTAGAGATATTATCATCCACAATCTTTCCCACTTTACTTTCCACAAACTTCACCAACTCTGAGTATGGTTTACCATGCATCATCGGCAGAAAGTCGGACTCGGTTTCACCTTTGTGACGAATCAATGGTTTCATACCATCATATTGTGAGGAAGATTTAGAAGAACCATACAGACTGGTAGTTTCAAACAAGCACATATTCATATTGTATTTCTTGTTTACCATTTCTCTGACAGTATGGCTGGTACAAATGGCAGCCAGTAGTTTGCCACCTAGGTAATTATAACCAAATGGCTGTGCTGGTACGATGACGAAACCCATCATAGCAGAATCATTGAAGCGCTTACCCCATTCAGGTTTCTGCGTAAACACTTGTCCAAGCATTTCATTTCTAGGTTTGCAGTTGATGACTGGTGAACCCAAACGAATGAATCCAAGGTACTTTCCTGACGTCCTTTCTCTGACTGCCAGTTTCAGGTTACGGCCAACAGGTGCAATATTAATATGCGAACTGGTAATGGCAAGTAATGTTTCCCAAGTATCATTGTTGATTTCTACCACTTCAATATCCATGTCATTTGGATGCATGGTAAAATTAGAGAACAAATCGTCCTCTGGTGCAAACAATGGGTTGATTGGCATCTCTGCCAAGTTGGCCAATTTCTGGTCACGCATATATTCATCAATGCGGTCAAAGTTACCAAAGTAATCTTGAAAGACCTTTGCACAATGCAAAGCATCTTCTTTAGTCAATTCAGACATAATGTAAGTATGTTCCAATAATATATTTTGGTCCACTAATTGGTTTCATGCCTGTGTGTGGATGAGTCCAAAAAGGTGGAAAAGCAATCATGCGACCTGATGTAGGTTTACAAGAGAATTGAATTCTTGAATCTTTACTTTCTTGAAATGTAGTTTCACCACCTTCAGCAACATCATTTAGATACCAAAACAAAACTAGAAATCGTTTGGCTGAATTGTAATCACCAACGTCAGCATGAAATTGAAATTCATCTTTGCCATTAGGTTCATACTTCTTCAATCTAAATTCTTCAAAGCCAAGGTCTTTTGGCCAAGCGATAGGGTCAATCTTAAACAATGAAACATACTTTGGTAGATATTCTTCCATCTTCTCTAACAGAATACCTTGAACATCTTTCCAAGTATCCATATGTTTACTGATGTTGATTTCGGTAAAGTGACGATGACCTTCCATCAAAGTATCTTCGTGTTGGTCTTTGTTATCTTCAAAACGATTGATGATGTTTTGACATACATCATTTGGTAGGACATTATCCCAATAACTCACATAGTTCATACTTTAAATCCTTCAAATTTCTTTTCTTTGGCACCAAAAGTGTTGAGAGGTTTATCATGTCTACCAGCATCAGCAATGCCTTGTTGTGCAGACTGTTCAATATCATACAACTTCATTTTAGCACGGTCAACACCAACTGTAAATCTCTTATAGTGTGTTGGGTCATTATAACGATTCTTTAATTGCTTGACCATGATTTGACCGAGTTCTTCTAGTTCTTCGGAAGAAATCAAAGCAAACATTAAGTCGGCGGTTGCAGGCAACCCAAACGACTCACTCGTATCTTCCAAGCCAGGGTCAGACGATGTGAATCCGCTTCTGGTAGTTTGAGTTGCAGATACAATAGGAACATTATATTCAACAGCAAGACCTCTAAGTTCTTCGGCGATTGATTTGACATATGTGTAAGAGTTAATATTCGCACCAGCTTTGATGCGAGAAGAACAACAAATGTTAAGATAATCAACAAAAATAATTTCAGGCACAAAAGACTTCTTGAGATTGAGTTCATTTAGTAATGTCCTAAAGTGAGTTACAGAAGCCGAAGCCGTTGGATATTCTTTGATGATGAGTTTGCCTGTTGTCTTTTCACGGACTTTGGCGACCTTCTTATCATACATATCTTTTGGAAGGTCAATCAAATCATCTAGAGTAACATTAAGAAGGTTTGCATCAATGCGTTCTGCAATCTTTTCTTCAGCCATCTCCAATGTGATATACAATACATTCTTGCCTTGAACCATGGCACCCGCAGCGACATGACACATGAATAAACTTTTACCAACACCAGTTCCAGCCAAAGCAATATTAAGAGTTTTAGCAGGCAGACCACCTTTGGTAATCTTATTAAAGTATTCCAAATCAAACGGAATACGTTCTTCTTTTCTGTGGTAAAACTCATATCGTTCATCACTATTCTCCAAGTAATCGTGACCAACGGTGGTATCAAAACTTACCGCCAAGGCGTCCGATAATATCTTGGGAATCGCACCTTTCTCATGTTGTTTGTCTTTGCCATCAAGAATGGAAATGGACCCCAATACAGCATTGTAAATGGCTTTCTCTTGACAGAATTTTTCGGTCTTGTCAACAAGCCATTGTACCTCGGTACTTGTTTCTTTATTAGATTCAATCTCTTTGATATAAGTTTGACACTTCTCCACTTCGTCATCTGTAAGAGAACTCCTCTCTTTGATGGCAATACCGATTGCTTCAACCGTTGGTGCGTGATTGTAAGTATGCGTGAATGATGTAATCTCATTGAATATTGTTTTTTCTGTTCTGTCAGAGAAATATTCAGGTTTAATGAATGGTAAAACTTTTCTTAGATAGTCCTCATTATAGACTAGGTTCTTCAGTATCGCTGTTTCCAGTTTCATCAATAATTTCCTGCTCAATGTTAGATGACATTATTTCTACCAATAAGTCACCAATATAATTTTTAAATTCAACTTGTTTCAGTTGTTTGTCTTTGAAAGGTGATTCTATCACATCATACTTGAATTGTAAATAGACTTCATCACCTTTTTCTTCAAATCCTACCTTACCATATTTGTAGACTGTATCTTTATATGGTCCTTCTAGTAGACGAATATGTACCGCAGACTCATCTTCTTTTGGATAGATGTAACAGTAATCAATACCTTCAATCATCTTCCACTCCGTTTGTGGTCTCCAATTCAAATGCCTGTTCAACATCTTCTTGCATAATACCACCTGTTGCAATTTGGTATTTGTTTTGAACATAGTCTTGGAAAGATTTCTGTTTCAAAATTGGCAACCAGAATTCTGATGTGTCTGTTTCTTTGATGCGATACTTCTTATCTTCTATAACACCATCCGAATCCACCTTTGAGTACCAACCATTAGATGGCTTAACAACATGACCTGAATCAAGTGCAATATCAAGTAACCCACTCCACTTGCTAATGCCGCCATCATGACGAACTGTAACAGGTATCTTAGACTTTTCTTTAACATATCGTGATTTCTCTACGTTGATGATGAAGTTATAACCAACAACTTCTGTGCCTTCTTTTTCTTGTTGACGGCCAATAATAAAGATGTTGTCAGCAGAGTAATAAGAACCTGTACCACCACCAACGATATCTTTAGGGAACATTCCGATTTCTTTGTATGTGTGATTTACCACAATCATTGGAATATCTTTGAGTGATAGATGTGGTGTCACCATTCTAAACAACGATTTAACTTGTTTAGCACGGGACATATCTGCCACAGACTTCTCTGCCAAAGCATCTTCAACTTCTTTCTTAGATGCCAAATTACCAATTGAATCAATGATAATAATTAGTTTGTCACCCCTATCAAGTTGCGTAAGTTGTTGCATAATGTCAAACTTGAGTTGTTCAATGTCTGTGAGGGGAGTGTGCAATACACGCTCGGTATTGATACCAAAAGAGTCAAAATAACTCTGAGGAGTACCAAACTCGCTATCGTAGAATAAAAGAGCCGCATCTTCATATTTGTCCAAATAAGATTTTGCCATCAATAAACTAAATGCAGTCTTAAAGTGTTTTGATGGACCTGCCCACATTGTAAGACCTGGTGTTAAACCACCATCTAATTTACCGCTTAGTGCCACATTCACAATAGGCACCGATGTTGGAATCATATCTTTATCATTAAAGAATTTTGATTTGGATAGAATAGCCGAATCTTTGATTGAACTATTCTTTTTAATCTTGTCAAGTATACTCATAATTTTTCCTTTTAAAAATCACCACCGTCTAATTTCTTCTTTTCTTTAAATGCATATTCAGCATCATAATCATACTTAGGCTCTAGTTTTTTCACCGGTTCTTCCACCTCATGATGTTCACTAAAGATACCAGGAGCATGATGTTCTACTCTCTTACTTGTAATTGGTGGTATAGTTTCACCTGATGCTTCATCAATTACAATCTGAGGTTCTTCTTTAATCTCG